GAGTATGGACAGTCTCAACCCTTTCCTCTATGCTCCGCAACGAACACTATCTTGGATATATCGTCTTTGGAAAGAGCAGGCGCTCTAAAGCAGTTGAAAACGGTAATGTTGTTAATAAATGGATAAGGAACGAACCCGGTTCATATGAGCTGTATCCGGGTAAACACCCTGCACTTGTGTCACAGGATGTTTTTGATATGGCTCAGGCAAAACTCTCACTTAACCCAAGACGTCCCACCAAATCAATAACCAATCCTCTTGCAGGTGTCATTAAATGTGGTATGTGTGGGCGAAACATGTACAGGAGACCTTATGTCAAACGTGGGCAGGCTGCATCTCTTATCTGTCAGGAAAAGACATGCCATAATGTATCTTCTGCCTTTAAGCTCGTTGAGGATGCTCTCCTTTCTTCTATCCAGGAATGGATAGACGGATATGAATTGGAAGAACAACATGAAAAATACAATACTGATACACTGGACTCTAAAATTGCCCTTTTGGAGGAATCCAAAAAACAGATTGATAAATTTAAGGGACAGCTTGAAAAAATATATGAATCATATGAAAGCGGCATATATGACTCTGCAACATTCCTTGAACGGCAGAAACTTATGTCTGCAAAAATATCTGATACTGAACAGTCAATTACTAACCTGAACAAGGAAATTCAACAGGAACGAGAATTTATTAACAACCAGGAGCAAATTATCCCCCGGGCAAAAAAGGTGTTGGAAATATACAGAACTTGTGATGATGTTCAACTTAAGAATGACTTAATTAAGTCCATTGTAGATAAGGTAGTGTATGTTAAAACAGCCAATGGCAAATTTAAAGACCAAAAACAAGAAGATTTCTCGTTGGAGCTATTCCCTAAACTCCCCAAGAATAAAGGCATATCTGATTAATGATAAAGTCAAACCACCAACGAATTGGTGGTTTGACTTTATCATTTATAAATATTCTATTTTTATCCAATCTTCTTCTTAAACTCCAGCCAAGCCTTTGCGTTTGCTATTCCTGAAAATCTGTGTGGACAATCTTTTCCAGTTACATCAAAATGCCTAATTATTGTCTTTGCCTTTCTGCAATACTTCTGAATGTATTCAATCACTGCTCTAGTTGCTGCTATCTGCTTTGCAGTTGGTTTATTGTCAACAATACCGGCTAACTCAATAGATACCTGATTATAGTTATTGCATTTTCCAAAATATGTACCACCACCTGTTTTGTAGCAGTTTTCATATTTATTTCCACCAACTGAGTAGCACACATCACTTAATCTTCCACTCTGATAGATTATTCCATCTAAATCAATGATGAAATGTGCTCCTGCGTATACTTTTTTATTGTTATAGAAATAATTTGCATTTGCATAAGCTGTGTCTCTACCCTTGTTTCCTGTGTTGTGAATAGGAATGTATCTGACGTTTGCTCTTTTCAACTTTCTTTTTGCACAGAAAAATACATTGTCTGACGCAAAGTATCTATGAATTATGTAGATTTTTTTGTCAGATGCTCTAAACCTTTTAGTCGTTATTTTTTTCTTTGCCATTTATTCTACCTCACTTTCCATTACGTCAATTCCGTATTCTTTTGCGCATATATGCTCAATTCTGCATCCTCTATATAACTCCCAATCTTTACAGAAATATGCAACATCTGCATCTGCTAACAGCTCCAGGCTCTTTCCTAAAAACCATAAAGGCTTTGCATCATGCGGGGCATTTTCAAAGAAACTGTCAATGATTTCTACATCTTTATTGTATTTTTCTTTGATTGATTTAATCGCCTTTGCTCTTTCTTCCTTAATCTGTTCATCTGTCTTATCTTTCATTGGCTGACTAATAAATACTTTCATTTAATTTTCCTCCACTTCTGGCAATCCTGCTACGCTTGTTGCCACACTTAATATTCCTGCTAAAACTGTAGCTGATACTACTACCTTCCAATTTACAGCTGATAACACTGCTGCGGATCCAACACTTGCAATAAATGTCTGTGCCATTGTTTTTACTGACCTTACTGCTGCTGCCTTAATCCATCTCTTTGTTTTGTTACTCATCTTCATTCACCTTTCCTTTCTAAATCATCAATCCTATGATTTGCCACTTTTATTTTTTCCTCATGCAACGTCATTTCTTCTTCTAATTTATATGTACGCTCAATGAGGTTATTATGCTTATCAACCTTTTTTTCCAACTGCGAAAGCCTATATTCCACTAATGTCCTTGTTTTATCCTGTTGGTAATGGTTGTTTATCATACACACGATTAATGTTACTACTCCACTTATCAATGCAGTTACTGTTTCCATTTTTCCTCCTGTCAAGACACTATTACTGTACTAAAGGTACATTTTTTATTCATCTCTAATCATTAGCTATTTCCTCCTAACTTGTAACTGTCAGATTCATAGCATCTGACAATGCCCAACTACCATTACCATCCGTTACAAGGCATCTATACTGCCTTCCATTGTAATTTGCGCCAGGAATAGCAAAATTAAGAGCAGAAGTGTTATATCCGGTAACAGTTATATTGCTCCATGTTGTTCCCGTGCTAGATGTCTGCCATTGATATGTTAATTTATCGCTCTTACTTGATTTGGCTGCAACGGGAATGCTTATGGTGTCACCGACCTTAGCCGAAATATCCTGTGGTTGAGAAGTAATCGTAACATCAGGAACACCATTAAGAGTGAGTTTTGCCGGGTTTGATACTAATGTATTACCATTTGCATCAGTAATTACACATCTGAACATTCTGCCACTATAATCTGCGTTAGGAATAGCAAAGCTAATAAATTTAGTTGTATTTCCATTTACAGAAGTATTTCCCCAGGTCGTGCCACTATCCTTACTTAGCTGCCATTGATATGTTAAAGTATCACCTTGTGCTTCGATATTAAACGATACAGCATTTCCTACAGCCGAATCTACTGATTGTGGTTGTGTAGTAATTGTAATCGGAACAGTGACAACCTCTTCACTTGACCATAAAGGAATATCTTTTAGCTTGCTCCATACAAACTCTCCTAAATTTCTGCCACCACATACGGTATGGTGAATGTTATCTATATTGTATTGATCTGACGCAATCATTCTTGCATATCCCATTCCACCTGCCTCACCCATGGGTATATAAGGAACACTGTTAATTGCGCACACTTCTTTAGTTGCCTTCCACTGATCATATTTCGTATGATTGTCATCACCGAAAGTCTTATCCGGCGTAAACTCAACTGTTTTATCACCAGATTTATATCTGCTATTTGTTGAAGAGATAACAACTATTTGTGCGTTCGTATTTTTTTGTAAGTATCTGATACATTGATTGAGAGCTCCACAAAACGTATCATTGCCGGTATCGTAAATAGTTCCCAAAGCAGAAGAAGTATCATTTGCGCCAACTTCTAACGTTATTAAATCAGCATTTGTCTTACCATCTGTAGTATTCATTATTGCATCTTTAATTAAAGTATTTGCACAGATACCACCACCTGATATACCTTTATTCGTCAAAATCAAGTTACTTAAATTTCTTACTGTTTTACAATACTGACCTACGTTAGAAATATCAGTCAAACTTGTACCGTATGCGTACCACTTTTTGCCTTTCCAATGATTGTCAGACTGTTTGCCTGAGCCCTTAACATATATTGTTTTATTTCTTGTACCTTTAAAATTGTCAATCCATGGTATCAGTTCCTTTTCTACGACCTCTGTTTTCCAATAATTTTCATATATAACACCGGTTGCATTAGATTCAGATAATGGTGTTTTGTTCTTATCATAATTTCCATGATAAATTCCATCTTTAAGAACACACTCTGCATGACCACCTGCATTTTTAATTTTTGTAATAAAGTCAACTGTTTTATTGTAATCTACATATGTATCTGCATTCCCGTGCCAAATTTTGATTGGAATATTTAGAAAAATCTTATTAGCTGCAACCACACGAGAATGTAGCGGATTAAAACCAATCATCTTCTCAGGCAAAGTGTTTTCATCCGTCCATGATGTTATTCCATACGCTTTTAACATACTTGAAGTATTACCATTACTAATCATTTCCTTGTTGATGTTAATCTGATTATATAAATCAGTTACCGGATATAACACTGCAATGCAACGACATATGTTTGGATAATAACCTGCAAAGTTAATTGCGGTTAACCCACCCATTGACTTTCCACTGATTATCATGGTTTCGTCAATATTGTAATTTTCAACAATATATTTATATGCTTTGTAATAAGCATGGACCGCTGCTTCATTTCCCCAATGCTTTGATACTGTAGCGGAGGCACCATGAATATCAAATATAGCATATCCACTGTCAACATATCCCATCCATGTTTCAAGCTGATTGGTATCTGTTGCCGGAACAACTGTTCCGCCTGCACCGTGAGCACACATTACCAACTGTGTAGCCTTACCGTTCGACTTATACGTTTGCGGAAGTCTTAAAACGCACGGAACACGGCTCCCATCATCACCATCCACATAAAAATAAATATTTTCTTCTGTTTCAATCTCCAATTCCCGTTCTGTTCTTGTGACAACATAGTCTGCAAGAAAATCATCAATGTCCGTAATCGTTGTTCCGGATGACGAGGTATTATTTGTATATTTCATTAAAAAGCGTACATGGTATCCACTCGCCACTTTACATACATACGTT